GCCTACGCAAGACCTACCCCTTCAAACCCCAACGCAGGGCAGTTGCTGCTAAGATGTGGACAGAGCATCTTGAGCGTTACGCTATGCGTGAGTGGATGCGTACCGAGCAAGAGCTGAACAACCGAATGGACATCATCGGACAGAACGGCAACACGGGGGAGCATTATGGGTAGACCCTTCGTAGTGGCTTTCCACAAGCCCAATTCAGGCGTGTCCTATCACCGAGTGTTCGCCCCTTTGATTTGCCATCAAGAGGCGGACATTTATTTTGTAGAGAAGATCACGGACGTAGACCCTGAGGTATGGCCTAAGGTCACTCACGTCTTCGCTTCACGGGCATTCCCTGTGGAGCCGTTTGATGACTTTGTAATCCTGTGCAAGCGTGAGGGCATCAAGCTCATCGTTGATCAGGACGATTGGTGGGTGCTACCTCCGACCCATCCGTTGCGTGGCATCTATGCCGACAAGATGAAAGACCGCATCATCCGGTCGCTCAAAGTAGCTGACGAGGTATGGGTCACCAACAAGCACCTTGCCTCAAAGGTCAAGCGGTATAACCGCAACATCCGAATCATCCCCAATGCGATCAGCGTTCCCACTTGGCAGGTGAACCGCAAGCCGAGTGACAAAGTACGCTTTGGCTACATCGGAGGCAACCACCATCAGATTGACGTGCGTGAGTCAACCATTGACCTCACGGGGTACGAGGCGTTTGTTGCTGACGTGGACAACTACCCGCAGATGATGAAGGCCAAGACCACCCTCAAGACCTTTCCGCCTGTGGCCTACCATAAGCTTTACGACTTCTTTGACGTGAGCCTTGTGCCGCTTTCAACATCCGAGTTTGCAAAGTGTAAATCGCACCTGAAGATGCTTGAAGCAGGATTCAGCAAATGCGCCCTGATCATAAGCAAGACAGAACCCTACCTGCCATACATCACAAAGGACAACTGCATTGCCATCTCTCACCCATCTGAATGGGCGGGAGCAATCAAGAGACTAAACGACAACCCCAACCAAGTTGCTGATATAGCGGAATCGTTATACGAGTTCGTTCAAGACTACACTATGACCAAAATGAATGAACTCCGATGCTTTACATCGTAACCCCTTGCTCACGTCCTCAAAACCTCAAGAGGATAAAACAGTACATCCCTCCCTACGCAACGTGGGTAGTGATGATGGATGCCTCTACCAACCACAAAGAAGCAACAGGCGCAAGCGTAACCCACTACTCAAAGAACACGGGTAATTGGGGACATCCACTACGCAACGAGTTCCTTGACCTGTACCAAGACCAATTCACGCAAGATGATTGGGTGTACTTCTTGGACGATGACAACATCCTGCATCCGAAGTTTATCGTTGAATGGAACAACATCAACTCCCTTGACTCATCCATCGTGACGTGGGGACAAGAGGGCCGGTTACGGCCTACCGATCAACCGAAGGTTGGCAACATTGACACGGCTTGCTTTATGTTTAAGCCATACCATTTGCCTACCTTGCGCTTTGATATGACTTACGAGGCAGACGGTATCTTTGCACAGGCAGCAGCAAAGCAAGGCACCCTCATCTGCGTAGACCAATACCTCTGCTACTACAACGCACTCAAATGAAAACGACCTCACAAATAGACGGGTGGTTTAACCACCAAGCAGCATACGACTTTCTGCTTAACGCAATGCCCAAAGACGGAACCTTCGTTGAGTTGGGTGCTTGGCTCGGCAAGTCCTCATCCTACCTATGCGACAAAGCAACAGACCAAAAAATAATAATTGTTGACTCATTTAAGGGAACGGCAGAATACTTGGACTCGTACTACAAGCTCGCAAAGACCAAAGACATCTACCAACTGTTCTTGGAGAATATGGGTGACCGCAAGTACACCGCCATCAAAGCAACATCTAAAGCAGCAGCACGCAAGTTCAAAGCCGAGTCATTAGACGTGGTATTCATAGACCTTGACCATTCCTACGAAGCAGTCAAAGAGGATATCAAGCTATGGCTTCCCAAAGTAAAAAAGGGAGGCTACATAGCAGGAGACGACTACCACGAAAATTGGAAGGGAGTCATCCAAGCAGTAGATGAGCTACTCCCTCACGCCACCTTCATTGACGATTGTTGGATTTACCAAAAATGAAGAACCACACCAAAGTATATTTCAAGGCGTTTGGCTACGACACAACGGACTTTATCCCCTGCGAGGTATGCCGAGCAACAGCCGTAGACATCCACCATATAGAGTCAAGAGGGATGGGCGGAAGCAAAAATGCTGATACCATAGAAAACCTTATGGCCCTGTGTCGTGAGTGCCACGTTGAATTCGGAGACAAGAAACATTACAAAGAGCTGCTCGTTGCAACCCACGCTATGCGTATGAGCAATTTGTAGGGTTATTTAGAAAACATCAAAATAGAACTATGCCAAAAGGAAACCCCAACCTCGTAAAGGGAGGCCCAAGTCTAAACCCCGCAGGCAGACCCGCAGGCATCCCCAACAAAAGCACCAACAAGATTCGTGAGGCATTCCAAAAGTTGATTGAGGACAACCTTGAGAATATGACCATTTGGCTCACGCAAGTTGCAGCCGATGACCCGAAGGGTGCGCTTGACCTGCTCAACAAGATGGCGGAGTACACGACACCAAAGCTCGCAAGAGTCGAGAACTCACACGAGGTATCGGATGAGCTAACCCAAATCAAGGTAGAGATTGTCCGTTCTGCAAGTCAAGACAAGTGAGTTGTTTGAGCGCAACTATACTGCGCCCACTCGCATAGTCGTAAATCAAGGCGGTAGCCGTTCAGGTAAGACCTACTCGCTTTTGCAGATGCTTATCATTATGGCAATGCAAGAGAAGGGCAAGGTGTACTCCATCGTGCGTAAGTCATTGCCCTCACTCAAGATGACTGCGTACAGGGACTTCTTTGAAATCCTACGCAACCTTGACTTGTACGATGAGGCCAAGCATAACAAGAGCGACTACACCTACACCCTCAACGGCAACCTATTTGAGTTCATCAGCCTTGACCAACCGCAAAAGAAACGGGGAGCAAGACGTGACTACCTATTCTGCAACGAGGCAAACGAACTTTCTTGGGAAGACTTCTTTCAGCTCTTGGTTCGTACAACGGGCAAGATATGGATTGACTACAACCCCTCTGACGCATTTCATTGGATTTATGACCGATTGTTGACCCGTGATGATGTCACGTACATCCAATCAACATACAAGGACAACCCATTTCTTGACAAATCCATCGTAGAGGAGATTGAGCGTCTCGCAACAACCGATGAAGACTATTGGCGCATCTACGGCTTGGGTGAGCGTGGTATGAGCAGAGCCACCATCTTTCAGTTTGGCAATGCAGAAGTCCCACAGAATGCAACGCTCTTGGCCTACGGGATGGACTTTGGCTACACCAACGACCCTACCGCCCTTGTAGCGGTGTACAAAGCAGGAGACAACCTGTACCTTGATGAGCTAATCTACCAAACGGGGCTAACCAACCCCGACATCAGCAACCACCTCAAGTCCCTAAACCTTGACCGGAGGTCAGAGGTATTTGCTGACTCTGCTGAACCCAAATCTATTGAGGAGCTGCATCGTATGGGATGGAACGTGAAACCCACGCAGAAGGGCGCAGATAGCGTCATAGTGGGCATTGACGTGCTGAAGCGTCACAAGATATTCGTAACCCCACGAAGCAGCAATCTAATCAGGGAAATGCAGAACTACAAATGGGTAGAAGACAAGAACGGAAACCTCTTGAACAAGCCCATAGACGCATTCAATCACGCTATTGATGCGGTGCGCTACGCCACCTACAACAAGCTCAGCCGTCCGAACTACGGACGCTATGCCATACGTTAAATCCAAAAGGTTATTTTAGAGATGAAGCTCATTGTTCCAAATAAGATGAGCGAGATTAAACTCGCAGACTATCAGAAGTTCGTTCGCCTTGAAGGCGATGACGAGTTCCTGTCTCGCAAGGCCGTTGAGATATTCTGCGACCTGAAGATGGATGTCATCCTTCAGATGAAGTCATCGAGCCTCACGAGCGTCACAAGCATACTGATGAATGCCTTTGCAGAGAAGCCTGCGCTCACGCAGAAGTTCACCATCGGCAAACAAACCTTTGGCTTCCTGCCATCACTTGAGGAGATCACCGTTGGTGAGCTAAATGACGTTGACCAATACATCAGCGATTGGAGTCAGATGCACAAGGCAATGGCGGTTCTCTACCGCCCTGTGGTTGCAACATTCGGCAACCGGTACGAGATAGAAAAATACGAAGGCTCTGACAAGTACGCAGAGCAGATGAAGGAGATGCCCCTTGATGTGACGATAGGTGCGATGCTTTTTTTTTGGACTTTAGGAAAAGATTTGTCAGTCGCTTCCCTGACCTCTTTGGCGAAGGAGGAGGAGATGAATTTGACCCCGCTGCTCAATTTTCTAAAAAATGGGGATGGTTTCCCATCTACCATCAGCTCTCAGGAGGTGACCCCCTAAAGATTGAGCAGGTATCAAAAATGTCAGCATCATTCGCATTCACCTACCTGACCTTTGAAAAAGACCGCATAGAGACCGAGAACAAGATTCTAAAGAAACAACTGAAACGATGAGACAATTCTACGACATCACCCAAAAGCTCAAGGACACCCTTGAAGCGCATAGCCAAGTCAACGTAGTGACCTTTGGCGATGTGTACGATGTAGACCTCAACAAGCAGACCATCTTTCCGCTGAGCCACATTATGATCAACCAAGCGTCCTTTGAGGGGCAGGTGGTTCGGATGAGCGTAAGCCTCATTTGTATGGATGTGATTGATGAGACCAAAGAGAATCCACGCAGCCAAGCAGAACCGTTCTACGGAACGAGCAACGTACAAGACATCCTAAACACGCAGCTTGCCGTCATCAACGATGTGGTCGAAGAACTACGCAGGGGGCAACTGTACTCCGACCTGTATCAGTTAGATGGCAACCCAACGTGCCAACCCTTTACCGAGCGTTTTGAAAACTTGCTTGCGGGGTGGACTGCAAACTTCGATGTGCTGCTTGCTAACACCGAAATCAGCATTTGCTAAATGCAGGTACGTCA